TGATACATTTTATAACTCCGAACTTAAAGAAATATAAGCAGATGTATTGTTATTTCCAATACATACTGCACCGTATCCAGTAGTCATTGAGCCTGTTCCATTTGGTTGCCACATTGCGCTATCTGTGCCACCGTATAAAGTTCCTCCAGTGGGTATCATAGAACCAGATGAAGTATCTACACGAACTCCGCTGTAAACTAAAGTTGGAGCAGACCGCATTGCAACGGGATACTTTAAATATAATTCTGCCGTAGTTGTATTGTTTGCAAAACCTGAAGCAAAACCACAATAAGCAAAACCATTTGAGCCAAACATTGTGTAATACCGCTGACACAAAGCTAACTCTTGTCCATAACTTCTAAACTCCCAAGTAGGTGCAGTTACATAAGTACCAGCCCTTAAATCTACACCAGTAATGTAGAAGGTTGCTCCGCTTGTTCCTACTACTGAGGTTGCTCCTGTGGCTGAAAGGTAATTACCGCCTGACCATGCACCAGCAGTACCACTTAATGTAGAGCCTATACCAAGACCAAAATAAACATACATACCAAGACTGTTATTTGTAAGCCAAGTTCCAGTAGTATCTCCAGCAATAATTACGCTAATTGTTGTCCAAGTGTTTGCTACAGGGATTGAATAACTAAAAGGATAACTTCTATTTGCCGCAGAATTTCGTAATGCACCACCAAAAGTTCCAGTTAAAGAACTATAAACTTGAAACGATAAAGTTATTGTTTTAGCATTGGCTGTACCCCATCCTAAATCAGCAATATTAAAACCTTCAATTCTTTGATTTACAACAAAGTAATCACCAGATGCAACTGAATATGCTGAAGATGATGTAATACCTAAATAGTTAGTAAACCCTACTGGTGGTGTAACAGAACCAGCATTTTGTTGTGCTGTAATTTTAGTATTTTGAGATACATCAATAGCAAATCTATCTGTTGCAAAAGCTGATGCGCCACTTGTTGTAGGAGTAACACTAGCACCAGCGTTTCTTTGGTCAATAACCATCGCACCATTGATGATTCTGTTCACAAACCCTGTACGACCACTGCCTATATTAGTTCCATCAGCGAAGGATATATTATCGCCACCATATGAAATACTCATGCTAATTCCTCATCTGTTGGTTTAGCGAAAGTCGGATGCGACCAGCGAGCTATGTAGTCACCCTTGCCATCTGAATCATTTTGAAGTGTGATTACAGTCAAGAAATCCTGTTGTGTAAGGCTAGGATATAGAGCCATTATTTTGTCGTATAACATTATGCGCCCCTTACCATTACTGCTTGAAAATAAGTGTAATATGCACCTGCTGAAGTTGTTGAACTACCGCCTGATGCTTGCAAAGCATAAAATTCAACATAATCAGTAGAACCATTAAAATAAATTAAAGCAGAAGCAGTTAATTCAGATAAAGCATTTGCACTACTTCCTGCTTGAACTCCATCTTTAAACCTTGCACCATTTTTATATAAAGAACAACTAGCATAAGATGGAGATGCTCCTAAAGAAATTGCACCGCCAACTTGATAATAACCAGCTACTGTTGGTGTAAATCTATAATTAGTGGCGTTGTCATAATTAGAATTAGTGTCAAATTCTTCTGTTTGAAACGCTATTTTTGTCCAAGTATTATTTGATAATGTTTGACCGCTTGAAGAATAAGCACTAAATACTGGCATAGCACCGCTAACCTGAATAACACCGCTTGCTGCAGGTAAAGTTACTGTATTTGTTCCTGCGACCGAAGGAGCAGCAACCGTAACGGTTCCGCTAGTATCTCCACTAAGGATTACGCTTGACATTGTTTATTACTCCAATATTTTTGTTGAGCCATCTTTGCTTCTTCTTTCGTAGAAAAATATCCTAAATGTTTTGTTTTACCATTTACACAAACTGAAGAACGAAAAGGTCTAACACCTGTGCATTTATCAAAATGGTGCTTTTTCATTCCTGTTTCGCCGCCTGTTTTATTACAGACATTACAAGTAATTTTTTTATGTTTAAAACCAACCATTTTAATAGATTTAATTTGTTTGGATTCTTCAGAATGTTTTTTACCTGTGTTTGCTTTACTTATCTTTTCTTTAACTTCTAAAGATAATGGTTTACCTGTTTGATGAGAAGGCATCCCTGTTGTATCAAAACCTACAGAAGTTTGTTTAGCTTGGTTAAAAAATTCTTTATTTGTAGCTACCTCAAAACAATTATGTAAAAGTATTTCATGGTCTACAGCTTCTTTACGAGTATTCCATGTAGCTAAAACATGTTTAGTAACTTTAATTTTATTACGATTAATAATTTTTGAACTACCAAGATACTTATCTTTTTCAATACTGCCTTTACAAGAGCGAACGCCTATATAGTATTTCATACCGTTAAACGGTTCTTCAGCAGTTAAAAAATAAGTATAATGTTGCATTAAATTATTACCCAACGCTGACCAGACGGCACAGTAACTGAAAAACCAGCGTCTACAGTAACTGGTCCTACGCTAAACCCATTCTTACCTGTAGTCATAATATAGTTAGCAGTTACCTCTGTTGAGTTTTCATAAATAACACCGTTAGCTTGTGGGCCAGTATTAGCAGCTTGTTGCATTACAGCAGCAGTGATACGTAGTTGAACTGCATCACCACCAGTGAAGGCAGAAGCTGTAGTTCCTTCTTGTGCTCTTACGATTGTGAAAGTATCCGTAGACCTCGCAGTTACTTTAACAATTTCAATAGGACTACCAGAGACTCCAATTAAAGTCACTAAGAAATAATTAGTGCTTGTAATAACAGGAAACAAAGCTCCCTGGCCAGCAGATACAGTCAAAGAAGTAGCACCGCTAGTTATACTAGATGCTAACGTACTTGCTGCATTATTTGTAAACAGAACACTCATGTGTTATCCTAATGTTACGGTATTAATAGCAAAGCCGTCTACTAACTTACTAACTACAGGCTTTGGATATGTTGTTGTATTTATTGTTACTGTTGGTGCATTAACTATAGCTATAAAAGAACGTGGTCTAGAAGTATTTACTGCTATTGTTACTGTAGCTTCTTGAGCTACTGGAGGCATTAAAGAATTACCATAATCATCATAGATAATAGTAACTGGTACAAACTGATCAGATGCTTCTGGTCTTGTCCATACTGGTGCTTGATAATCGGCAACACCTCTTACAAAATCTTGAGGTTGTCTTGTTTCCCAATCATCATTACAAGTCTTTAAACCATCCCAACGCTGACGCAATTCTTGGTTACGAAACTTGCGACCGCAAACATCGCATATTGTAACCCATTCACCTTTATCGTATCTTGAAAAATAACTCACGTATTTTCCTTAAACGTTAGCAACAGTATAAATATTTAAATCTCCAACACCTACATAAGTGTTACCTTGAGATGTAGTAATTGTCATACTTAAACGATAAGTAACATTATCTACTCCGTTAGCAATACGTTGAGAAGCTGTTTGATTATTAATAACAGCAGCCCCTATTATAATGTTATTAGGAGTAGGATCAACCCCATTCATTACAATAACAGTGCAAATAGCCGTAGAGATAGTTTCTGACGAAGATAATACTTGTGTAAAATCAAAAGTAAATAACTCTGATTCAGTAGTAATTTTGTAGCTAAAAGACTCAGCCATTTAGTTTCCTGTATAACATTATAACACGATTTTTAACAAATTGCAAGCTTTTTTTACCGCTTTGCACAACTATTGTGCTATTTCTAGTAATTGAAATAGATAGCTTTTTAGGCTGTACTATAAAGGTAAATTTAGCTACTGCACCAAATATTTTAACAAACTCAGCTACTAAGCTAGGTATAGATGTTACTAAAGCAGTTAATACCTTATTTAAAAGCCTATTTAATGTAACTACGTTAGTAACAACTACTTCCAGTACTTTTCTTAAAGTTTTAGCTAAACTAGCTGTTTCAATAACTACTACACTTAAAGTTCTAAAAAAAGCAAAATGTGTCACAACAAACACTGTAGCTGTTACTACATCATTAATAGTCTTAGCTATGGCTCTTAAATAACTAACAGTACCTATAACTGCCACTGTAAGTGCTTGTGGCTGTCTTTTTAAGATACTTGCTATGTTACCTACCAAAACACTGTAAATCTTTGCTATGGCTCGTTTATAGCTTACCGTGGCTACTACGTTTACAGCAAAAGCTACCAGGTGAAACGTAGACTCTGTCAACACGACAATAGTATGCTCTACAATGGTGCTCATTGTTTTAGCTATAGCTTTTATATAACTAACTGATGCAATAACACTAACGTTTAATAACTTAATTGGTAGTTTAATCAAAATAACTATTGAAGTGCTTAACACTGTTAAAGTATGAGTTATAAACTTAATTAAACTTATTGTAGCAATAGAAGACACAGTAATAAACTTACTAACTGCTTTTACAATACTAATTGTTGTTGTAGATATTACAGTTATTAACTTACCAACAGATTTAACTAAAAATATTGTAGTGGTAGAAGAAACAGTTATTGTTCTTAAATAATTTAATATTTTACTTAAAGTAACTACAGAAATACTTAAAATACTTTTAGTTAAAGCGATTGCTTTTTTAATACTAAGTGTGCCAATTACTAAAACAGATAAAGTCCTTAAATAAGAAATTACATTTTTCAATGTAGCAGAGCTTGTAACAATTACTGACAAAGATTTTAATACTTGTTTAAGTAACGACACTGTAGCCGTCACCGCTACGGTTATTGCTTGTACTACTGATTTATTACTACTACCTGCGTATGAGGCAGCGGAGTATGGTTGCTTACCAAACATTAAAGAACTACCCAGCGACTCCCAGAAGGGACAGTAACTGAAACACCACTAGCGATTGTCATAGGACCAGCAGAGATAGCATTATCTGCACTAGGAATGGAAAAACTGGTTGATACAGTTTTACTGTTTAACAATAAACCATTACTTGCTTGGAGTTGAGGGGATGTTGCAGTTAATGTCGTGTCTTGATATACTGACCTTCCAGCCAAGTAATCACAAAATACTGTTACCGTTCCTGAGAACGTGACGGCATTGCCACTATTGCTAGAAGCAAGTACCGTTGTTCTTGTTAGCGTCGGGCCTGTAGTAGAATATGTACCAAGTCCTGTCTCCCAGTTAGTCCCATCGTTAGCTGAGTAATAAGTAGTGTTTCCATTACCTATAGCAGCAAAAGATTGATAACCAATAGATGTAGCAGACAAAGTAAAGCTAACTGTTGTGTTAGCTGTACCCGTCTGTTGAATGCGGTCATAGACTACAAGGGCCATATAATCCTATTAACTAAATTGTACTTTAAATGTAAACTGAATGGAATCGCCTGTTGTCAGAGCAATACCAGAAAAGTCACCTTTAACAAACAAGTTACCAGAAGTAGCGGCATCAAACAAACCAGCATTGGTGATTGTTTCACCAGTACCAGCAGTTTGAGTTGCTACAACTTGAAAAGTGTCATTAGTAGTAGAAGTTGTTACCTGAGATACTGTACCACTAACTCGTGGAAGTACTTCAGTAAATAAAGTTGTATCTGTTGCACCAGTAGTACCTGCACCAGTACCCCACCCAACGTATTGAGGTGTTGTACCACCGCTGTTTAAACGGGAGGTAATGATGGCACGTCCAGTATTAACTAAGAGTGTAGCCATTTTGTAAATCTCCAAATAATTCTTTTGATTGGGTTTTTATGAAAATAATCTATGACACCAAGTTCTTCCACAGTGCCGTCAGCACGGGTGATGGTGGCAATAAGTTGAATTTCCTTAGCGTCTAGATTAGTGTTCATTATTAACCTGGACCTTGTTTTACAAGCTCAAGGACGATTGTGTAAGAAAGGATTGTTCCTATGGACCAGCCTTGGGTTTGTAATGTAATTTTACCTGTTGGTGAAGTAGCATTGTTTACAATACCACCGTAACGCCAAGCATCTACTTTACCACGGCCTACAAAGTTACCAATACGAATTGGAGTCCCTGCGTCCCAAAATAGTTCTACATCAAGACCATCTTCAACGTCAAAGTTAATCTTGTTGATGCGAAGCTTAGTGGCTTTAACACCATTAATGTTGTAATCAGATAATGTAGCAGGGTCAACGATAATAGTAGAACCTTGATCAGATGTGTCTAAAAGACCATCTAATTTAAGAATTACATTACGAGGGCCATCTACTAAAGTCTGAATAGTAGTTGAGTTAGCCATTATGACCCCCTATTAACGTGAAACTTCTTGAGCAGCAAGAATGTAGTCAAGAGTTACTGTTTCAGTAGCGGTAGGAACATCAATAACAATTGGAGAAACTAAAACACTACTTAAAGTAGTTGCAGAAGTACCAATAGTAACGTTAGGCACACGAGCAACTAAGTTGTTATTTACAAACACTAACAAATCAGTATTGTCGTAATGATAACCTAATTCTACAAAAGTATTAGCAACTAGTGTAGTAACACCAGTAATTAAAGTAGTAGAAGTAGAGCCTACACGTGATACTAAGTTAACTGCGCCAGTACCTGCAGTAACAAACCAAAGTCCGTCAGTAGCAGTAGAAGCAGCAGAAGCTAGACCAATAGTGTACGTACCTGTAAGGGCACTAACTTTAACACGAGTTGTATACCATAGTTTTTGACCAGCAACAAACCCAAAGGAAGTAGCTGTTTTAAAAATAGTAGTAGTTGTTGTTGTTCCACCTGGTGTTAACAAAGCTTGTCCACCAAGACCAGCAGCTAAAGCAAATGTAGAACTAGAACCAGTAAGAGCGTAGTCTGAAGCACTAGAAGGTGCAGTAAAGTCAACAGCATAAGAACTAATACCAAAACCTGTATCGCTTGTGCTATTAAAAGGGTCTGGAAGTGGGTAGCTTGAAAGTGGGTAGCCTTTTGGAACGGTGGCAATTCCGTTTGTAAATCTTGTTGGTGTGCCCATTTGTATCTCCTAAAAGTGATGGGTTCACGTCAGTTAAGACGTTTAGGATTAATTAAATATTACTTAGGGAAAGACAGTTTTTCAACAACGTGTAAACGCTTTTTCTTGAATCCTGAATCTTGACCTTCTTTGTTTTCTACTGCTTGGGTATTGCCGAGACCTTTAGGCATCTTTGCTTTAGGAGAAGACATACTACTTTTCTTGTCCTTAACAATAGCACCTGTAGGCTCTTTAATAATTGGATAGTCCATATTATTTCCTAAAAGGTGGTGAGGAAAAGCACATTTTAAGTACTTAACCCCACCATTATAACATAAGTTAGTTCTCTTGTAAAGAACTATTTAGTCATTAAGGACCGTTAACGCCATACACAGCACGTGGGTCTGTCCAACCGAAACTGTAACGCTCATAGCCTTTAGCTTTAGCATTCATAGTATCGAAGTCATTATCTTGATCAAACATGATACCAACACGCTCATAGTATTTCATACCATTTTGGATGTTAGTACGCAAGAACCAAGCGTGGGGACTTGTAAGGTAATGATTCATAACGATACCTTCTGGAATGGCATTAGTTGCCTTCAGAACGTTAATGTCGTTATTTGCAGTACCTGATTGGAATACAGACTTTAGAATGCGGTTAGCGTTATACCATTCTTGACGAGCTACGATCAAGCTACGTGGCATTACGTTGATCAGCAAACCACGGTCGTTTTGGAAACCCATAATTGCTACAGTTGCGTCTTCCAAAGAAGCTTCAGAAAGGTCAACTGAAACAGTAGGAGTATTAGACCATGTGCCCCCAGAAGTGTTAGGGTGAACTAAAGAGCACAAAGGTTGATTATCACCACCTGTGTAGGTAGTATTAAACGCACGATTGTAAACGTTAGCACCAATGTTTTCTTTGGTTTGACGGAAAGACATTGCCAAAGCAGCAGCACGACGCTTAGAAACTTGCTCATACAAGTTGTCATCCAACTCTTCTTTAGTTACAATGTAACCAAGAGCGTATGCAACGTGTGTGTAGCGAGTTACGAAACCTTGGACTTCTGAGTCATACTGAACGCCAGCACCTTCAGATTTAATAGGAGCAAGACCGAATCCAGTTAACTGAACATCTTCTTCGTAGTTTTGATGTGAAGTATCTTTGTCGAATAACTTAATGTATTCTTCAGGATGTTCATCGTAAGTTTGTCCCCACCATGCTTTAATACCAGGCCATAAAGCCTTTGGGTGAGTACCAGTTGTAATTACACCAGCCATTTTATATATCTCCTATTAATTAAGCACCGAAGGCTTGTAAATATTGGTGTTTATTAAACTTCACCAAAATGTTGTTGTATGTGCCTGGTACGTTGGTAGGCTCTTGATACATACCTACAACTTGGAACATAGAAGCTGCAGTAGCTGCTGAGTCAGCAGTTACGTATGTGCTTGAGAATGGTGAAGACTGTGACAATGTTGATGTCTGGTCAGCTACAATTGTAGGAACCGCAGTAGAACCAACTTTAGCATCAGCAGAAACGTTAGCTTGCACTTGAAACACAACAGCAGGATCAGTGATAACATAAACGTAAGAATAGTTACCAGAGTTTAAGCTAAGATACAATTGAGCTAAATTCAAGTTAACACCAGCCAAACTTACGCCAGGATTAGATACACGAATAGATACAATAACACCTAAAGGTACGCTTGCAGCTACAGCTTTAGTTACAAGAGCTACGCCATTTGCGTCATTACCAACAGCGGATTTAACAACATCGCCAATAGCGTATGTGTTAGTACCATCGTTAGCAATAGCGTAAAGAACGCCTTGCTCGTTAAAGGGTGCGCCAGTAATTGTGCCAACTGGCGACAATCCTGTCACGGCATTTACGTTTGCCATTTGTTTTTCCTTTTAAGAAAGTTAATTAATTTTGATTCCAGCATTATAGAAACCAGCAGAGTCCACACCAGGTGTCTTGCCTTGTCTAATAGCTGCATCAGTTTTATCGTTACGCTCTTGTAATTGCTTTTGATCTTCGTCCCACCATTCTTTTTTAATTTTCATTAAATAAGCATACATTGGTTCGCCTTTTTCACCAGCACCTACTAAAAACCTAACCTTATCTCCTAAATCAAGGTTACGAGATGTAACATTTTCCGTAACCCCATCTACCTCACTAGGGTGAACAAATTCATAACCGTTTTCAGTGGCGGCCTGTATACGACCAGGCGCATCATTAAAAATATGCAAGTGAAAACCTTCAATTTGCTTTCCTACTTGCAGCTTACCTTGAGTCCCATTAAATACGCCTTTTTTACGTTCACGAGGACGCTCTACCTTAGTAGACTCTGTTGTAGCTTCAACTTTACGTTTAATATCAGTCATTTCTTTTCTCCCTTAATCCCAAGAATATTCAGCAACATATTGCTCTTTGGTCATCAGACCTTGCTTAACAAATTTATCACATGCTGATTTAGCATCTGATGGTAAGTTGTTATAAGACTTTTTACCTGAGCTAACCGAAGGTCTAGCAGTACCGTTAGTACTACCTTCCATTGGATTAAAGGCTGTCTTCTTACCAAACTTAGCTGGAATCATTTCAGCTAGTTCCAAGTCTAGTTTTTCTAAAAATGCTTTTCCTTGTAAGCTTGGGTTTTCACGTCGTAGTTCAACGCCTAATCCATTAGCCATACCAGTTAATCGTGCATCTTTACCAAACCATTCGTTTTTATCCATCCATTCATTTAAAATAGGATCGGTAGTAACTTGTGGAACTTCTTTAGCTTTTAATTCAGCAGCTTTTAAGTCTTCTTTAGCTTGAAGTCGTTGCTCTTTGATGTCGTCCATTGCGTCATCAATTGCTAGAACTCTATCTCCGCTACCTTCGTTAATTGCATCACGCTTGGCAACTTTAAGTTGTTCTAACTGAGATTCTAGTTCTTTACCTTTACGTTCAAACTGTTCCTTTTGATACTCACGAAACTCACGTGCGGCTTGTCTAGCTTCTTCAGCGACCTTTTTAGCTTCTCCTAATTCTTTAAGCAATTTCTCATTGTTCTTACGAAGGATTGGCATAATTTCTCTACCACGACGTACAAACGTCTCAGCATCTACCCAATCGTTCTCAGAGCCACGAAACTCTTCTTTGGCTACCCAACCCTGCGACCTAGCTTCAGTCTCGTGCTGTGTGGCTTCTGGAGCTTCCTGTGTTCCTTCTTGTTGTCCTGTTACTTGTTCTTCACTCATACAATTCCTTTAAGCAGATGTGGATCAATTAATCCCATATCATTATCTAGTTTGGCTACTAAATTATCGTAATTAATCATGCGATAATCTTTGTTGTCTTTACCTTTGTACATTAAACCAGAGTACTTTGCAAATGCTACTCTCATACCAACTTCAATAATACCTGTAGGGCATTCTTCACCCATTGCGATAACTTCACCTGTTGTATTGGCAAGTTGCTCACGTTCACTAGTTTCATCTGTTGATACAATAATGCCACTTAATGTTTTGTTTTCAACCACTAAAGGTTTAATCAAAACTCTATCAAGAATAGGTGTAATACCTGTTGTATTAGACATCTTTTTTCTCCACTACTGAACTCATTAATTCATTGTAGTCTAGTGTAAGAATACTTGAACAAGCAGCTGCTCTACCACGAATACCAGCATCATCTTCTGTGCCAGCAAGCAACATTTCTTTCAACCATTCTCTATCGTTATAAATAGCTTTCATAAAAGCTTTAGTTACACGATTACTTTTCCACTCCAAAAACTCTTGCTCGGTCACTATGACCATACTTCCTCCTTATTAACCACACTTTAAAACTTTTACTCAGTAGGTGCTGTCATTTCTTTCATGTGTTTTTCAAGGTTCATAATAGTCTTCATGCTATCTTGAATACCTTCATGTTTAGCTTTTGCTGCTCCAATTTGAGCGTCAATCATTGCAATTTCATGCCCTGTTTTAACGCCACCAGCTTGTTCTACAGCAAGGATAGCATCGGCTTCTAATTTGTGAATCTTAGCTTGCTGTAGTTCTGATGCTTGCATTATTTTAGCAAGAGCTAATTGCATTTCACCTTTAAACTGTTCTTGCTTACCTTGCATCTTCATTTGTTCAATTTGAACTTTCTCTGAAGGTCCTGGTTTAATAGCATTAGGTCCTTTAGGATCAGGCAACAACATATCAATATTAGATACTTTCATTGCTTTAAGATAGTTCTTTTGAACTTCATACATATTCATACCACCAGTAGTAGATGCTAACTGAAGGAGTGCTGTTGCTTGTTGTACTCGTTGCGTGTCTGAAACAATGTTAGGATCAGCCGCAGGACGTACATCAGATACAGGGCCTTTAAAGTCATCAGCATCAATAAAATTATCACCTGTGTCACTAGCGTAGTCTTCAATACCTTGAAGATACAATTGATTTAAACGATAAAGCTTACGAAACTCATCTTTAAGACTTCTGTAGGTACGCTTAAAAATACCTGAAAAAATCTTCATTCCTTGTTCTGCCATTGTACGAGTAGTCTCAGCAGCAGTGTTTTGTCCAGGATTTTGCCCACTAAGAATATCTACAGAGCCTCCAATACGCTCGCCATAATTAATAAGCAAATTAAGCAAAGTAAAAAGAACTTGAGAAGGTTCACGCACTGGTAACGGCATAATACCTTTACGAAGGTCGTCACCTGTTGTATCAACATGTTTCCATTCCAAAGGAGCAAAATTATAGTTACCACCACGAAGTTTAATGCCACGAGACAAAAACCCACCAGCAGTGTTTGCCATTGTGCCTGTATCAATTAATTGATTTAAAAGTGTGTCAATGCTTTGATTAAGTGGTCCTAATAAAGAACCAAAACCTAAATCATAAAAACCACCATCAGGCGAAGGAATAAAAGGAAATTTAGTAAAGTATGTTTCTGGTTGAATAGAAAGAACATTACCTTTATCATCTTTTTGAATAGAAGTAGTAAAGTAACGAGCTACAATACGAAGAATTTGTTTTGTATCACGACGCATGTAAACAATGTATGGCTCAGCGTAACCATCTCCATCCATATCAATCCATGTATGTTGCTCAAGGATTTCGTAGGGAGTTGTTTCATCAATTGAATCAGGAGCGTTTGTACCTTGTGCTTTGTTTTGCGCCAAAGTCATATTTGATTGAGGAACAGCAGCAGGACGTGTATTGTCTTTCATTTCTACAAAAAGACCACGAGCTACACGCTCATAGATATCATTGCTAGAATAATAAGTAATTTGAGTTACACGTGGGGATGTATCTAAATGTTTAGTCCAATAGTTTACAACAAAATCTTTAGCAAGGATGTTTTCAGAAACATTATGTTTAAGTATAGGATCGAAGTAAGATTTCTTAAAAGCACAACCAACGATAGGTTGGGAAATCAAAACACGGTCCATTTCTGATTCCCATGTAGTATCTTCCTCAAGGATTTGATACGACATGAATTTAGCTACACGATCAGCACGTTTTCCTTTTTCACCAGTGGGGTCATCACCAAGTACACGACATTGGACAGGAGTTTCGCCATTAATAAGAACAGGATAACTACGAGCATGGAATTGCAAAGCAGCAATAGTAATAAGTGGGAATTTAACATTAGAAGCGCCTGGCCAAGGAAAGTCTTTAGCTTCTGCAACTTGCAAAGCAAGCTTCATAGATTCTTCAGTACGTTTTTCCCAAGCTGAGCGTGATTCTTTATCCGCTTCAAATCCTTTGTAGACATTATAGCTAATCGTGTTTAAATCATCTTCATCTAACACATCAACAATGTTAGGAAGTTCTACAATATCTTCAAGCTTGAGTTCAGTATTTAAATTCATTTATTCTTTCAATAACCAGTAGTAGCGTTGCGACCTTGTTGGTCATATCCTGCTTCGTGCATGGCAAACCTGTATTCTTCTTCATCAATTTCGCTTTGAGTCGATGCTACTTGCATCTGATCCAATAGTAAACCAATGTAAGCCCAAGCATCCACTTGGTCATCATGTCTATCTCTAGGAAAACGCATTAGCTCATCTTCAAAGGTCTGATACCAATCAGCAGAGTCATCAAACTTTACAGCACCTGCTCTCATACGGGCTTGCATTGACCTAGCACGACTTAACTTATCCCCACTAGGCTTTAACAAGACTAGGTTGATAAAGGTGTCAGTCTTTAGCATTGCTTCGTTTAGGTATGGGCCTATAGACTTCTGAATAGTACCTGCTTCAATTCCAAACAATTCAGGTTTGTAAGTTCGCTGGAGGGCAAGGATAGTTTCCACAATCTGCATCGCATCCATCCTATCACGGATGATGTTCACACACTGCAAGTGCTGATTTTCATCCATCCCTGCCACAGCAAAAACACTGTAATCACTATGTTGCCTTTGGCTGATAGCTAAGTCAGCAGCAATATAATAATTTAAATTCTTTTTTCTATCGTCTTCTTTAAGTGGCGCAAAGTCGCTTTTCTTAAAGAATCCATTAGCATCATCAAGAGGAATATTTAACATCTCTTGACTATACGCATCAGCTAAGCCTTGTTGCGTGTACTGAGCTTTACGCTCTATTAATGCTTGTTTAGACCATCTATCAGGCCATAAGATCGTATTAAAGTCGTCTGTATGTGCCCTATACTTAATGGATAACCATGAAGTCTTAAAGTTTGTGTACTGTTTTAAATCTTCAGTAATTAAGTTCTTTAATGCTTTAGAACCTAACGCACTAAGCTGAGACTCTGGCATTAAACGTTCTAACAATGAATCTAAATGAAGAATTGTACCTACAATCCTAATTTTACCTGTTACCGATAAACAAGGTATCAGTGCTGAATAAAACCACCTACGAAATTTCTCTCTACGTTCTTTATTAAGAACCTGTTCATCAGATTCCATATCATCGCATATGATTAAATCAGGACGTCTATTTAACCATTTCAAACCACGAAGCTTTTGTTCTGATCCTTTAGCTTGAATACGAAAAGTATGTCCATCACTGAATTTACCTATTATATCATCTTCTGTTTGTTTTGTCAACTCAATGTTGCCAAATAAACCATGTATGTCTTCATTATCCCTCAGTTCCTTAATTACATCACCAAGGAACAAACCAGCTTGACTAAAGCTGTCTGAGACAATCAAAGCATACTTAGACCGACGAAATAATATTTCTGCAAGTAAATAGGTATAAGTAACAGCAGTACTTTTACCATGCCCCCTAGGAGCAGCAATAGCAACAAACTTATCTTTATGACAACACAAATCCCACAGTTCTCTATGGAATGGTGGAGTTTCTGTAGCACTGTCAAAGTTTTTAACCAAACAAGCATTACTAAAACCCTCAACGATTTCGCTAGACAACTCCATTAATTATCAATAACCAATGGCGACGGTGTAATGTCTTTTTCTTTAGGCTTAGCAAAAGCTTTAAATTGCTCAGCTAACTTAGCTAAACGATCATCAACAGTCTTTTCAATCTGTTCTTGTTGTGGTTTAGATTCAATAACATCTTTACGCTCCAACATGTCATTAGCTACTTTAGCTGCATCTTTCATAGATACAGGAACACGAATTAGTTCAGACGTTTTAGGGTCATATTGATAATTACCTTTATCAAGCCTATCTTCTGTGACATCCAAAGCTTTAGACACTAATTTAGTTAACCTGGCATTAAGTTTAAGACTATCTTCAGATTTTAAATCTTCAACTATTTTCTTAAACCAATCTGTGTATTTCCACCGATTAAATGTTTGAATTGGAATATCTAAAACAGCTGCTGTTTGAGCACCATTGCCTAAAGCAAGGTATGTAGTAGCAGCTTCAAGCTTTTGACTATCAGACCACCATTTACCAGAAGCAACTAAATCTCTTTTTTTTCTACGTGTCATTTTAAGACAATCCTTTACTTGATGTCTTATTATAACATATCTTTGTTATTTTGTCAATACTTATTTTAATTGTTACAAAATGTAAACTATTGTAGACAAATACCTACGTTATGTAACATATGAGATACAAAACACCAATATATAGGGGACATGTAATTAGTACTTGACAAAAGAACAAAGTAGTGTTATAATTACTATATAGAAACAATGTAGTATTTTCTTAGTAGCAATATAGTATGTTTTTAATATAGTAATAAAGACTATTATTACATAGCTCTACTCAGAGCTAGAGAGTACATATCAGTACTGTGTTACTTGTGTCTAGCAACTACTTAGTGCTGCGTGTACGGTTCAGTGCTGTGGACACTTAGTTTTTATTACTACATACTTCTTTACAGCCTCGCTAAGGCTACGCAGTACATCTTTGGCTACCTAGCCCTTCTCTATAGTACAACGACCTGTCCTGGGTTGTTCTGTGCCGATGTTTGTGCCGATGTCTCCTCAGACCCTACCCCCTGTTTTAAAAACTATGCCAGCGTTATAAATAGCGTTATATATATAATTAAATAATTCTTTTTTACCCCCACGCCCTAGGGAATACCCTGTGTTGTTTCTATACCACACTAGGGAGGGCTTGTGTCATCCTGGAGCGTTGTTCTCTTGCAACAGTGTTGTATCTACACCACATAGTGTTGTATTTATACCACACTCTCTAGGCTTGTCAGGTTATAGTGTTGTTATTATACAACAGTGTTGTTTCTACGCAACAGTCCTGGTGAGTCTGTCCCCATTACTATATAGGCTGCACCAAAGCTGTGCATGTTTCACTATGTGGGATGCAATTTAGGGTGTTTCATATCGTGATAAATTAAATCAACAACTTACACTACTCCGACACTACCCCTCCTTATATCATTATTGAGTAGTTATCCCCTTATCTTATAACTATAAAGCATATAGCATTTCATTATATGAAATTCAATTCTAAAGCCCTTTATCGGCTCTCTCAGCCCTTTTCAGTCATTCCCTAAAGTTAGTATGTCTCAGCCCTGATCTCTATTTAGTAAGGGTAAACCCTAAGTATAACTATCCCATATGTCATAACTTTTAGTTATATTCCACAATATGAGATAACCTGGATACCTAGGGTAAACCCCTATAGGCCATGCCGTATCTTCTCTATATAGTTAATACATAGCAGCAAATTACCATTAACTAGTAAGGAATAAGATTATGAAGATTAAAAGAGACTCTAGGGGTTTATATAGTGTCACTTGTAACGGCTTAGAGTGGTCAATTAATGATACGGGTAATCAGTCGGATTATGGCAATTGGAGATGGCAGGTTTACCAATACGGCAAAAACTCGGACGGTTATTTTTGCGGAACATACAAAGAGGCAAAACAGTTAGTATTAAAATACTCAATAAACAAGGAATAAGATCATGACAATATTTAAACGCAAGTCATTATTAGGTTTTAATACCAATGCCAAAACCGTAAAGGGCGTAAAGCTTGGCTACTTTACAGGAATTCTATACTTAGCCCCTAGTGATATCTCAGGGCATCAAGTATGTCCAATGGCAAAACTAGCACAATGCGAAAAAGCTTGCTTATATACGGCAGGGCGTGGCGCATTTAATTCTATCCAACAAGCTAGAATAAATAAGACAAAATCATTTTTTGAAGATCAAAACAACTTTATGCTTAATATTGTCAAAGATATTGAGGCAGGTCAACGCAAGGCAGATAAGTTAGGGCAAACCCTTTTAATCCGATTAAATGGCACAAGTGATATCCGCTTTGAGAATATTAGCTTTATTGATTTTGACGGTAAAACCTACGCTAATATTATGAGCCGTTTTCCATTGGTGCAATTTTATGATTATACAAAAATTCCTAACCGTAAAAACTTACCTAATAATTATGACTTGACTTTTTCTTATAGTGGCGTTGATAGCTTTGACAAATATAATAAGATCGCCATTAAAAATCAGTTTAGAATTGCGACAGTTTTCCGCTTTAAAGTTGATATTCCACTAACATTTAAGGGCATGCCCGTAATTGGTGGTGATGATAGTGACGTAAGGCACGTGGATCCAAAAGGGCATATTGTGGCGTTATATGCTAAAGGTAAGGCAATAAAAGATTTTAGCGGTTTTGTAATTAACTAATAAGGGTTTATGATGATTAAATTTATGCAAGGAATGATTCTAGGTTTATTATGTTTTACTTTTCCAATTATTGTTTATGTATTATCTACAGGGGGTTTTTAAAATGTTATTAATCACAAAATCAGATTTATTTTCCAATGATATTCTCAATTCTAATGGGAAAATCTTTACAGTAGAATTCCTTAAAAAAGACGGTAGTATCCGCTTCCTGAATGGACGGTTAGGCGTTACTAAGCACCTAAAAGGGGGCGTAAGCACCTTAAACCCTAATAAATATATCACCGTATATGACTTACAGTCTAAAGCTTATAGGGCTATCAATAAAGCCACAATCTTATCAGTTAAGGGGCTATAAAATGAGTGAATTATTTCAAACGATAGATATTATCTATAAAAACCGTAAGCCAAGCAAGGCGGTAATCATGCGAACCCTTGCGGAGTATTTAAAGCAAGGTGGTAAATCTTTTAATATCTCATGGGGCGAGAATTGTATAGAATTACAATGGTATCCCAACCATGAGGCATGGTACGGGTATGGATGGATTAAAGCCATTGGCGGTGATGATATCGCCAAGGAATTAAACTCTATACGCAACCAAGCCCTTGCAGAGATTAAACAATTTAAGCAAGATCATATTCAATTTATAAACATAGGTAAATAAAATGAAAATTATTATAGAAGCTAAGAAAAATTATGGCTCATGGGTTTATTACCCTATTTGCGACACCTCTCGATTATTTGCGGAGATAGCTAAAACAAAAACCTTGTCTATTGATACTGTCAACCTAATTGAAAAGCTAGGTTACATTGTAGAAAAAAAAGCAGAACAACCTTTAGGATGGAATAAATAAAATGATTAACTTAGAACAATACAAAACTAGTGAAGAGTCTGCAATATATAAAAACATTCCTATAGCTTATCTTGATGAAGTAAAAAAACAATTTAAGGCAGAGGGCATTAAAATAAGGGTACGCTATAGGGGGCAACGCAACAATCCACTAGATACCCGTACGCAATATAATCGGTGGAATTGGTGTCTTCCACAATTTGCAGATCGCTTTAGCGTATATTATGCCGATTGTAAAAAAGCCCCAACCTATAAGGCATGGGAAGCACCTAAACAACTACGCACCTTATATGAATTTCATGTAGCGGTTATTGCAACAAAATACTGTTACGCAAAGAACATTGCCGAGGCTAGAAAATTGGCGGGAGATAATGCCGTTTTTGTATCAGTTAAACAAGTGGGTGCAGAATGAAAAACTACGCAATATTTATTGATAACATGGAAATACATATTAAGATGAAAGTAGGCACGATAGAGAGCCTTAATACGCTCAAGGAGGAGATTAAAGGGGCTATTAAGGGCAACCCTACGCAAGAGCATGGTTATGCCGAGCAATACCCCTTTTATCAAGCCGATTGGGAAATAGTAGGATACGGGTTTACCCCAGGTTTTGACATAAATACTATTTTGGAGGTTAGCTAAATGAAATTAAGCATAGAGATAAACTTAAACAATTCAGCTTATGACGATAATCCTGAAGAGTTGCAGGAAGCCCTAGAAAATATTATTGTAAAGATAAATTGGGGAGACGCTGAAGGAATTGTATTTGATTCTAACGGAAATAAAACTGGAAATTGGGAGATAACAGAATGAAGCATGACATATTTTTTAACACTAAAGATTTACTAATTGAATGGCTCGATGAGAATTTTCCCGATGCTATTTTAAAACATATAGAACCTAATGGGGCTACCTACTACGCAGGCGATTGTAAAATTATTGTGACGGGTCACCATATACTGTTAAACTTTAATGTAACAGAAGAGGATTAAAATGGATCAGCAAGAACGCATAGAGCAATACGCAGAAGAACTACTAGTGGACTATTGCAATGTGAACAACTTAGAAAATTGGTATGAGGGTTTGAGTGAGTGTGGTTATGGCGATGCAGATTATCCTACGCCATCCCACGCACCTATGGAGGTGGTAGAAAGAGTTGCAGAGTATTGGTACAATGTAGCCATTTTCTTAGCTAAGAGGAAATTATGAATAGCTTACTAGAGTTAAATAAGGAAGAGGCTCGCCTCGCATGGGAGGAATACACTTACCATAATTTGATGTGTGACGCAGTATCCTATATGTTAAAATATGGTCGTGATAAAGTGATAAATGATATGGTTGATATGTACGAATCTATGGAGGCAATAAATGATTGAAAACTTACTACGCAAGGCACGAACCTACGCAGAAAAAGATGACTATGTGGTCACACGCACACTAATAAATCAGCTATGCGACGCATTAGAGGCTCAAGAAGACAATAGAAATGCTCTCTTCTCTAAGATGCTAGGAGATAGTCAAAACTTCTTAGACGCAGAGCGTTATCGGTGGCTACGTGATGGCTCGTGGGATGTACCCCAAGAAGAAATAGCCCCAGCCATTGTCTTATGTGATGGGAAGATGGCTACGCATGTATGGCTTACGGGCGATCACGTGGATCAAGCAGTAGATTCCTGGATGGTGAAGGACTATAAAAAAGCAGTAAAAGAGTAATGCTAAGTAAATATTGGGTTAGTGATGAAGATGGTTTTGTGTTAAGATGGTTTTACACTAAAGCCGAGGCCTTGAAATATGTAGGCACTAACGCATGGACAATTGAATTAAGAAAAGCACCTAAATTTGTATTTGAGGAGGCACTATTTTGAGTTTTACTATTTACACTAAAGAAGGTCTAAAGATGCTACAATGGATTTGGAGTATTGAGGAATTGATAGAAAGTATGAAAAATAACCCCTTTCACGCATATCATAGGAATTAACATGAACAGAGAAGATTTATTATTGATAATATTCGCAGTATCCTCAGTAATAGATACTATTATAAGTATATATAAGGAGTTTATAAAATGAATGATGCAGAATTAAAATCATTATTAAATCGTGGTGGCATTGGTGAGTCTCTTTATGAAGGTGAAATCGGAGAAACTAACATGGCAACATGGCATAAATTAGCAGAAGTATTTTTGGATTATTATGAAATGAAACATTATGTAGATAATAATAATGGTAATTATAGTGAACACGCCTGAAGTTAATCGTGCAAATACTTTTTTACCTGAAGAAATGGATTGTGAATATGTGGTTTGGGATTGTGACAATGTTTCAGGAGAAGCTCCAGGAGGCGAAGAAGAAGAAGATGACGCATAGGTATCAAATAGTCGTAAAAACGCCTAAAAAGCACCTTAAAACGCCTCTAAAAGGCATTGGAGAACACCATGAGATGTTATTGTTGCAATAATTTATTATCTGATTATGAGGCGACCATTAAGTCGGTTAATTCTAATGATTATCTTGATATGTGTTTAAAGTGTTTAAAAACAGTAAAAACAGATATACTTTATCACGATAGAATAGATTTACTAAATAGTAATGACATAGATGACATTGATTATTATTTAGATGATTTAAGTAATCTAGATGATTACTAAGTAGTATGTATTACTAAGTAGTGTATTAATATTATTATTATTGTTTTTAAAAACTAAATTAACTAAGTAGAGAGATTATCATATATATTGTTACATCTTGACAAATTAGATGTTTTATGTTACAATAGACCATCTAAGGAGATTTTATGGAAAAGAGTTGTAAAAAATGTAATGAAAGTAAAGATGTTAGTTTGTTTGGTATGTCTAAATCAAAAGCAGGAAACATGATTTATGTTCCATACTGTAAACAATGTCGAGCAGCTAAAGGAAGAGAAGAAAGAAAAAGTAGAGTTCATAAAGTATGCGAGCAATGTGGTTGTAATTGGAAAGTAAAAGCAGGTTCTGCGAAAAGAACAAAAAATCTTTGTGATGCTTGCTATCCTTCTTATAGAACTGCTTACAATCTTTATCATGCTTGTAAACAAAGAGCTGAGAAACATAATATAGATTTTGACTTAACCAGTGAATATATACATGAGATACTTTTAAAAGATGTTTGTGCTAAAACAGGTCTTAAATTTGAATTAGTAAATAAAGGAAGTGATTATTCTAATAGAAATGCAAGAACTCCTAGTATTGACAAAATAAACCCAACAAAAGGTTATACAAAAAATAATATACAAGTTGTTTGTTGGTGGTATAACATGGCAAAACAAAGATATACAGATAGAGAGGTATTAGAACTATGCAAAGCAGTAGTGAATCACAATTCATAAAGCACCTTCCCTGCGATAAATGTAGAAGTTCGGATGCTAATGCTCTTTTTACAGACGGGCATCAGTATTGTTACGGATGTCAAACATATATTAAAGGCGATGGAACAGAAAGTTATGTCGCACCAACAAGAAAGCAAAATATGTTAGAAATTAAGGGAGAAGTAAAGTCAATCAGCGAGAGAGGGATTACTCGTGATACTTGTCAGCACTATGGTGTTACGCAAGACGCTACAACACAATACTACCCTTACGCAAACGATGATGGCGTAGTTGTTGCCACTAAGAATCGTATTGTTGAAGGCAAGATGTTTGGTATCACAGGCCAATGGAAAGACACAACATTATTTGGTCAGCAGTTGTTTGCTAAAGGCGGTAAGACAGTCACTATTCATGAAGGCGAATTAGATGCGTTAGCAGGCTTTCAGATGGCAGGATCGAAGTACGCCAATGTCTCTGTACGCAATGGCGCACAAGCTGCCTTAAAGGACGTTAAAGCGAACTATGAGTGGTTATCTTCATTTGAGAGTATCTATATTTCCTTTGATGCTGATGAGCCTGGACGCAAGGCTGCGAATGAAGTTGCTGAGATATTAGGTAATAAATGTAAGATTGTTAAGCATATTTCAGGCTATAAAGATGCTTGTGACTACCTTGCAGTAGGAAAAGGAGCAGACTATGTTAAGCAATGGTGGTCAGCAGAACAATGGACACCTGATGGCATTATTGCAGGCTCTACTTTATGGGAAGAAGTTAATAAACCTGTAGAAAAGTCTTCTGCTTTATATCCTTGGGCTGGTGTTAATGATTTAACTTATGGCATTAGACCTGCGGAGTTGATTACGGTTTGTGCAGGATCAGGACTAGGTAAGTCACAATTCTTGCGTGAGATTCTATGGCACTTGATTCAGACTACCGATTCCAATATTGGCTTAATGTTTATGGAAGAGTCAGTACGAAAAACAGCACGAAGCATTATGTCGCTACACTTGAATAAGCCATTACACTTACCTGATACACTCGTTAGCCCTGAAGAGTTGAAACAATCCTTTGATGCAACAATGGGAACAGATAGGATTTACTTGTGGGATAACTTTGGCTCTACTGATATTGATAATGTGATTAACCGTATTCGTTACTTTGCAAAAGCTTCAGATTGTAAATACATTTTCTTAGATCATATTTCTATGATTATTTCATCACAGTCTAATGGAGATGAGAGAAAAGCAATTGATGAGTTGATGACTAAATTGCGTATGTTGGTACAAGAAACTGGGGTGTGTTTAATTGCAGTATCGCACCTGAAGCGTCCAGAAAGTAAAGGTCACGAGGAAGGGGCTGCAACAAGTCTTTCACAACTTAGAGGCTCTGCGAGTATTGCTCAGTTATCCGATATTGTTATTGGTTTGGTCCGTAACGCACAACATGAAGACCCTATTGAGCGTAACACGACACGAGTTAGTATTCTCAAGAATCGTTTTAGTGGTTTAACTTCTCCGCATTGTGCTAGTTTGCTTTACAATAAAGACACAGGCCGTATGTTGGAAATGGAGGAAGCATTATGAGGGATACAACAGAGGCAGAACAAGCGGTGTTAGATGCTTTCGAGCGTGGCAAGATGGTTGGCTACGCAGAGGGGATAAGGGATAGTAAAGCTGAAATAGAGGCGTTGAAAGATATGCTTGAAGAAGAAGGCATTGGTGTAAGCCAAAAATATTTAGATGAGCGCATTTCAGAAAGACAAGAGAAATGAACGGGTACTGGTGCGTGGTGTGCATGCGATTTTTACCCAGCATTGATGGGGTTATTACGCATGATGATGTAATACACCCAAGCGATATGAATTTTGAGGAAACTAAACAATGAACGCAAATGAACTAGCTGATAAATTAGAACAGGGTCATTGGGAAGGTGGCACAAGAGAACAAGCAGCCACCATGCTACGCCAGCAACAAGACAGGCTTGAACACCTAGAGAAGATGATTGTCTGGTATCAAGACATTACCATGACAGGCATAAACTCTGAGGAGTATGAGAACGGCTTCTGGGATGCAGTAGACTTTGTTAAACAACACCAAGTAAAGGAGTAAAAACTAATGACCAATGAAACATTTCAAAAGATTACACAACTTCAAGATGCTTTAATTGCAGAGCAAAAAGAAGTATTAAAATTAATGAAAGAAATAGAGGAGTTAAAAACATTATTTAACAAGGCTATGGAAGCCTGGCAAAAAGATATGGAGAAGCGTAAATGACCAATGAAAAACAAAAGAAAGTAACAGATATATACCGTAACAATTGGGATGAAATCTTTGATAAAAACTTAAACAAAGAACAAGATCAAAAAAGTATTGAAGTAGAAGTTAGTATTGAAAATGATTCTGAAAAAGTAACAGTTAAAAAGAATTGGTATTTCTAATGCGTAGGTTAATTTTTACAGGTTTAATCGGGTGTCTTATTGGGTTGCTTATAGTACACAAAGATGTAGTGTATAATAGTCAAGTAGGTGATTCAAGGTGTCATGATACAATAGATTATCAAGCGTTCTATTCAATACATACTGGAATAGAATATTGTTTTTATAAAAAAACCGTTTACCCATATAGGGTTTGGGGTGGTATCATAGGGATAAAATGAAAAAGACTTTAATTTTGGATATTGAGACTAACTTAGCACACGATACAATTTGGTGCTGCGTGACTCTTGACATCCAAAAGAAAGACTTAATTGTATGGCGTTCAGCAGAAGGGCTAAAGGAATATTTAAATGAATTTGATACCATCGTGGGACACAATCTTATTGCCTTTGATGCTCCTATTCTTAATAGGGTATGGAAAACAACAATCAAGGGGACACAATGTGGAGATACTTTGTTACTTTCTCGCCTTTGTAATTCTGCTCGTGATGGTGGTCACTCTTTAGATTCTTGGGGGAAGACTCTAGGATTTGAGAAGATAAACTTTTCTGATTATGATGGTGGCCTTACTGAAGAAATGGTGACGTACTGTATTCGTGACGTAGAGTTAACGGTTAAGGTATATGACATTCTTATTCAAGAATTACAAAAGTTTAATATACAAGAACAAGCTGTAAAGCTGGAGTATGAAGTACAGGTTATCTTATCAAGGATGGAACGTAATGGATTCAAGCTTGACATACCCTATGCACAGACGATGCTCTGTGAGATTAAGACAGAAATGGCAGAGATTGAAGAAGCCTTACAGACTATCTTTCCACCGATTACGACTGAGCGTGTATCGGAGAAAACTGGTAAGAGGCTCAAGGACGACGTGGAAGTATTTAATGTGGGGTCCCGTCAGCAAATTGCAAAACGGCTTATCTCCAAGGGTTGGAAGCCTACCAAGACGACGGAAAAAGGGCAAATTATTGTCGATGAAACTATACTTAGTGAAGTATCAATTGCAGAGGCTAAACCAATAGCAAAGTATTTAATGCTACAAAAAAGAGCTTCGCAGTTAGATTCTTGGTTAGAACATGTAAAAGAAGATGGGAGAGTACATGGTAAAGTTATTGGTTTTGGTGCTGTTACTGGCAGAGCTACTCATTCTAGCGTTAATATGGCACAAATCCCTTCAACTAGGGCGGTGTTGGGAACAGAGTTTAGGTCCTGCTGGACTGTTGAAAGCGGAAACGTATTGGTGGGTGTCGATCTTAGCGGTATTGAGCTTCGATGCTTTGCTCATTACCTTAATGACCAGGAATATATAAATGAAACAGTCTACGGTGATGTCCACACTAGAAATCAGCAAGCTTTTGGGGTTGAAACGAGAGACCTTGCGAAAACTGTCCTTTATGCGACTTTGTACGGAGCCTCTCCTTCCAAGATCGGTTCGGTTATTGGTTCTACTCCAAAAGAAGGGGCCAAAATTATCGATAACTTCTGTAAAGCAGTTCCGTCTTACCAAAGGCTTAAAGCCAAAGTGGAACGTATTTCTGAAAAAGGAAGGATATCAGGGATTGGCGGTTATTCACTTACGGTCAGGTCGGCTCATTCGTCGCTTAACACGCTTTTACAAAGTGCAGCCGCCATCATTGCAAAACAATGGCTTGTTCAAATAGAAAAAAACTTGCGTACTAAAGGCATACCATATAAGCTAGTAGCTTGGGTCCACGATGAAGTTCAAATAGAGTGCCCTAAGCAATATGGTAGTATAATAGGTGAAGTGGTTGTTCACTCTGCCAAAGAAGCAGGAGAAATACTACAGTTCCGTTGTCCAGTAGGGGCTGAGTATGGTGTTGCAGAAAACTGGGCAGGTAGTCACTAAGTTGTGGTATAATAGCTATGCAGTATAAATTTAACTAAATTAAGAGGAATCAACATTATGAGTACAGGTAAATCAATCGCAGTACAGGCAGACATTTTTTGGGCTTGTACACAGACTCCTAATCCATCATCGGATAAAGAACAGTACACAATTAACTTGTCTAATCTATCAGACAAAGCAGTAGCAGCCTTAAAAGAATTAGGCATCAAAGTATTAAATAATCCTGAAAAGCGTGAAGCTGAAGGTAATTATATTACTTGTAAAAGTAATTATAAAATTGAAGCATTTGATCAAGATGGTGAGCAAGTACCAGCTTCTAAGAAGATTGCTAACGGCAGTAAATGCACAGCAATTGTCTCTTCTTATGAGTGGGAATATCGTGGTAAAAAAGGTGTTAGCCCTTCGTTGAAGAAACTTACAATCACTAATCTGGTTGAGTACAAAGGTGCTAAAGACGACGAACTAATGGACGACGTACTGTAACAATAACAGAGGAGCTTCGGCTCCTCATTTAGAAAGTTTATGATGCACGTATTGGTAGATTCTGACATTATCTGTTATCGTATAGCCTGCTCAACTGAGGAAGAAAATGAAAAAATTGCTATCTCTCGTTGTGCTTATTTTATTGAATCAATGTTGTGGGAAGATTTAGAAAATGTTGAAACCTATCAATGTTATTTGACAGGTAAAGAAAACTTTAGATATGACATTGCAAAAACTGCACCATATAAAGGAAACCGCACTGCTCCTAAACCTAAGCATTTGCAAACTCTTCGAGACTATCTTGTCTCAGCCTGGGATGCTAAAATTTCCATCGGGCAAGAAGCAGATGATGAGATTGCAATAGAGCATACTGCAAGAAATCACGAAAGTATTATTGCCTCAATTGATAAAGATTTCTTACAGCTTTATGGTAGTCATTGGAACTTTGTCAAAAAAGAAATGACAGTAGTAAATGAAGCAGAAGCACTTCTTAACTTTTACTTACAGGTACTTACAGGTGACAGAGTTGATAACATCATTGGTCTCAAGGGCATCGGCCCTGTTAAGGCTAAACAAAGGCTCGCAGGTTGTGAAAGTGCAGCAGACATGTATACTGCTTGTGTCGAAGCGTACGATGGTGCAGAAGACAGAGTCATTGAAAACTGTAGATTGCTCCACTTGCGACGGACAGCAAATGAAATGTGGGAATCCCCAAGATGATTGTACTTCTAAATAACCACGGACACCCTGACGAAAGGTTTAACGAATATGTTCAACGAGCTTCTCAGTTTTATGCTGAACAGTTATTCCCTAAGAAACTCCTCAGACATATTGTTGTTACTGTTAAGTTTAATAAGCACTTGGATGCTTATGGATATACTAGTGTTGAAAAAAGAAACAGTAAAGGCAAAGCTAGGGAATTCTTAATTGAATTACATCCTTATATTTCAGGTAAAGCAATTTTAAAAACACTTGCACATGAATTTGTGCATGTCAAACAATATGTACATGAGGAATTAAATGAAGAGCAGACGCAGTGGCAAGGTGAACCCATCGACAGTGATGCAATGGACTATTTCGAACTGCCTTGGGAAATCGAAGCTTATGGCAGAGAAGCAGGACTTTGGAATAACTTCTCTAAAAAAGAATCTCTCTGGAATGTCTTCGAAGGTACAGTCAACCCTGACACACCTGTTGAGCCTGTTCCGATAGGGTGGAAAGATGAAAACCAGTTCAGCAAAGCAAAAAGGCCGACTGTTGCAACAAACGGTAAGGGACTCGATACTTCGCTCTTTTCCGACGCTGACGGAACGAGACGTGAAAAGCACATCGATGGGGGCGCAAGGCGAAGACGTGCAACTATCCGAGGCTGGTTTAAAAGCCTTTCCTTATGGAATTGAATGTAAGAATTTAGCAAAGGTAGCAGTATATAAGTTTTATGAGCAAGCAATGACGCATGGTGATGCAGAGCCGTTAGTGGTAGTAAAACAAAATAGAAGTAAACCATTAGCAATTGTAGATTTAGAACATTTTGTAGAACTAGTTAGGAAAGCAAATGAAAAAGAATAGATTTGATTTAGAGAATGCCATTATGAATGTTTGGGCCATTAAAGACCAGGTACAAACATTACGTTGGAGAATGTACGATCATCCTGAATTGATGTCAGAAGATGAAGAGCATAATCACATCATGGCTATTGAATATGCTATTGAATTAAACTGTTCTAAGTTAATGGATACTTTTTGTCAAGTGTTTGAGCTTAATGAACATGCTAGTGATGAAGTAAAAGAATTGCGTGAAAGATTGTTAAACAAATTAACTACTGAAGCTGACAAAGAAGATTTCCCAGTAAAAAGCAAAAAAGCTAAAAAACAAGGAAAACTATGAAGATTCTTCTTCTTGATATTGAGACAAGCCCTATGACAGCTTTAGTGTGGGGCCTGTGGGACCAGAACATTTCACCAAACCATATTATAGATTCTTCTGAAGTATTATGTTGGGCTGCTAAGTGGTTAGGCGAAAAAGAAATCATGTTTGATTCTGTTCATAATTCAAAACCAAAAGTAATGCTAAAAAATATTTATTATTTAATTAATGAAGCAGACGCTGTTGTTCATTACAATGGTGCTAAGTTTGATATGCCTACATTAAATAAAGAATTTTTATTGTATGGATTTACTCCCCCTTCTCCGTATAAGCAAATAGACTTGTTACGAGTAATGAGAAGTCAATTCAAATTTCCTTCTAACAAATTGGACTACGTTGCTCAGCGTCTAGGACTAGGTAAAAAGACGGCTCATGCAGGTATGGAATTGTGGACTAAGTGTATGGCAGGCGATGTAGCTTCTTGGAAGATTATGGAAAAGTATAATAAGCAAGATGTCACTCTGCTTGAAAATGTATACCATCGTATTCTTCCTTGGATTAAACATCATCCTAATTATAATCTGTATGCTGATGGGCATGTTTGTCCAACTTGTTCTTCTACTAAGTTACAGAAGCGTGGACAGGCAGTTACCACTACCTCAACGTATCAGCGTTATCAGTGCAAAGATTGTGGCACTTGGAGTCAAGGAACAAAGTCTCTTAAAGCATCTGTAGAAGTGAAAGGGCTTGCATAATGTATTGTCATTTACATGGAGAATATCATACTCTTTGTGTACCTTGTCAATTGGGAAGCCCTGCTTACAGTGCAGGGCCTACTGATACTTATTACCCTCCTGGTGCAGGTAAAGAACACAAATCAGGAGCAGGTCAAAAAGTAGAAGTTAACTGGAAACCTCTTGTTAAGAAAAAAGATATGGTAAACTCTCCTAGTCATTACACAGCAGGAGAAATAGAATGTATTGATGCTATTAAAGAAGTAGTTAAACATCTTGACGGCATGGAAGCAATGTGTACTGGTAACGCTATAAAATATTTATGGCGTTGGAAACATAAGAACGGCACTGAAGATTTAAAAAAAGCAGTATGGTATATTCAAAGGATGATTGATGAGTTTGACACTAACTGATATAATCTATCGGCTGAAACAATTAGATGAGATTGATATTACAGATATTCTTGGTTTAACTACTGAGGATATCTGTGATAGATTTTCTGATATAATAGAAGAGAAAGCAGATGTACTAGAACAACTACTAAAGGAAGAAGATGACTGAAAAGAAAAAAGCATTACATGATATGGGTCCTCCTATCACCGATGAAATTCCTGGTTTAAGAGATTTCTTTGCTACTTCAGTATTATCAGGAGCAATCTCTGCAGCAGGAGTACCAGAAACTAATGTAGATGAGTATTGTGAAGTAATTGCACATTTTTCATATGCAATGGCAGATGCAATGATGGCAGAAAAATACAAGAAAAATACACGACACTAAGGATAAAGATGTACACAACACCATTTAGCACAGTAGGTTATATCACCTATAAAAGAACTTATGCACGTCGTTTAGACGAAGCAGACATTACTAGTAAAACAGAAGAGTTTCCACAGACAGTAGAAAGAGTAGTAAAAGCAACAAATGAACAATTAGGTTGTAATTTTACAGAAGCAGAACAAGACCGTTTACGTAAGTATTTAACAGAGTTAAAGGGAACAGTAGCAGGCCGTTTTCTTTGGCAATTAGGAACAGACACTGTAAACAAGCTAGGATTAGCTTCATTACAAAACTGTGCCTTTACTGTAATTGATGAGCCTGTTCGTCCCTTTACTTGGGCTATGGACCTATTGATGTTAGGCTCAGGCGTAGGTTATAACATACAAAAGAAAAACGTTGAAAAACTTCCTGAAGTCAATATTAATTTTAGTGCCCCTACTCGTGTGGATAGCAATGATGCGGATTTTATTGTCCCTGATTCGAGGGAGGGTTGGGTACAGCTACTGGGCAAAACGCTTAAGGCAGCGTTCCTAAGTGATAAAAACAACACGTTTAGCTATAGCACTGTTCTTGTACGTGGTCGTGGGGCTGTTATTAAGGGCTTTGGAGGCACTGCATCAGGCCCTGAAGACCTTTGTGAAGGCATAGTTAAGGTAAGTACTATCTTATCTAAAAGGGCTGGTAAAAAGCTACGTCCTATTGATTGCTTAGATATTATGAACATTATTGGTGCAATTGTCGTAGCAGGTAATGTACGAAGATCAGCACAGATTGCCATTGGAGATGCAGACGATGTCGAATACCTTCTTGCTAAACGTTGGGATATGGGCAATATTCCTTCTTGGAGGGCAATGTCTAATAATAGCGTTGTGTGTAACGATATTAAAGATTTGCATGAATATTTTTGGGACGGATACGAAGGAAAAGGAGAGCCTTACGGACTCATCAATCTTCGCCTTAGTAGGAAGATTGGTCGCCTTGGTGACACTAACTATCCTGATCCTGATGTTATGGGATATAATCCTTGTGCTGAGCAGTCTTTGGCAGCTTATGAGACTTGCTGTTTAGCAGAAGTTTATTTATCTAACGTAGAATCTAAGGAGCAATTCGTTGACATCTGTAAACTTTTATATCGTATTAACAAGCATAGCCTTGCTTTGCCTTGTCATTTGCAGGAAACAGCCGACATCGTTCACAAGAACATGCGTATGGGTATTGGGGTTACTGGTGTTCTGCAAGCTTCTGACGAGCAACGTTCTTGGTTAAAAGAAGCTTATGTAGACTTACGTGCCTTTGATAAAGAATACTCTGCTTTGCATGGTTTCCCTGAATCTATTAAACTAACAACGGTTAAACCTTCAGGTACATTGTCTTTGTTACCAGGCGTAACTTCAGGATGCCACCCTGCTTATAGTCATTATATGATTAGACGTATCCGTATTGCTGCAGACCATAGCTTAGTTCAAGTATGTCGTGATCATGGGTATCCTGTAGAATACCAACGTAACTTTGATGGTACAGATGACTACAGTACAATGGTTGTTTCGTTCCCATTTGCTTATCCTGAAGGCACTAAAATTGCTTCAGAAATGACAGCTATTGACCAATTAGAAACAGTTAAATGGTTGCAAGATAACTGGTCAGATAATAGCGTAAGCTGTACTGTGTATTATCGTAAGGAAGAGTTGCCAGAGATTAAGAAGTACTTGGCTAAGAACTACAAAAACAATCATAAATCTTTATCGTTCTTACTTCATAATGAACATGGTTTTAAACAAGCTCCTCTTGAAGAAATTACTAAAGAAGCTTATGATGCGTTAGTTGCTAGTACAAGATTGATTACCAAAGTGGAAGATGCTTCCTTTGAAGGTGATTTAGAGTGTGTTGGCGGTGCATGTCCCGTTAAATAAGGAAAAGAAAATGATTGATTTAGATACAGTATTTGCAGGATTACAACGACTTGAAGATGTTCTTAACACAGCAGATCAGCTTATGCCTATAGTGTTTAATCGTTGCACTGAAACAGGATTAAGTGCTAAAGACTTAGACCCTATTCAGAGTATGTTGCTTGTTCAAGACTTGATTAAAATAATACAGCCTCTTAACGATAAGTTGTTAGAGCTACAGACGGTAGCGTTCTTTAGAGAACTACAACCACCTAATGCTCCTAACTTTCCTAACCCAGAAGATATTCTGTAATAGTTTCTTAGTAGTTGTACTTTACGACCCTCTTCGGAGGGTCTTTTTACATCAGTAATATGTATAAAAATATTGAAATACTATACATGTTATATATATAATGTAAAGTTAAGGTGAGGGGTTACAAACTCGCCTGCCAATTCGTTGATGCCCTAGTTAGAAAGATGGAAAATCTCTAGGTTCTTGATGCCCTCGTGCCATCTTGACTTATTTAATACCTACTTGCTCTAGTATCCATTTTTGTAATTCTATTACTTGGGCTGTGGTTTCAGCGCATTGTCCAGCAAGAACATTGTAGGCGGTGATAACATCAGTGACGTTGGGGGCTGTGGAAAGTCCTGGCACTTTACTGCTACTGGGGTTGTTCCACAAGCTTGTAGACTTATAATAATTCCTAACAGCACTAAGTTTCGCATCATATTCATCTTGTATTCCTTTTGTAGCTAGTTGTTGTTGTTTATTAATAGATTCTACTTTTGCTTCTTGTTCTTTGGCAAGTAGTTCGGTACTTTGTTTAAGCGATAAATATTTACTATTGCCAATATGATACCCAAAGTAAAAAGCGCCGCATAAAACCACAGTAATAAGTCCAATTTTGACATAAGTTAATATTGATAAAGGAAACATTATCTTTCTTCCAATGGTTTAGTTGTTGTAGCTCTTAAATAAGAAATAATAATACCAATAACAAACATAGAAATACTGTAAACTTTAGGGTCTAGTAAATCTTGAATGTAAGAAGAGTTATCTGAGATAGCACCAAGCAAAAACAATGCTCCAGAAAACCACATAGTTCTTGAACGAAATAAACCATGTAATTTCTGTTTCATTACATTTTCTTTTTAGTAGATACTTTGCCTTTAGGCTTAATTTTAGATTTACCTGCCTTAGACAAAGCAATTGCTACTGCTTGTTTTTGCGGTTTTCCTTCTTTTACAGAAGTAGAAATGTTTTTAGATATTGTTTTTTTAGAACTACCTGTTTTTAATGGCATAATTATTCCCTATATGTTCCGTGTTCAAAACAAGCTTGTTCAGCAAGCCTGCGTAGTTTAATACCTTCATTAGGCCTACCACCAGCCATAGACCACTTAGGAAACTCCTGTGCAGCAGCTTCCATATTTCCTTTTTGTAAAAACTGAAATAAGCTAGATCGTTTAAAAGCACCACAGCCTAAATTAAATACAAAAGATACTAAAGCATCAAATTGATTTTGGTTAATCTCCGCATTTGCGGAGTTTACACAGTTTTCAGCAAGGTGCAAATCATTTACTAATAGCTGTGTAGCTTGTCCCATAGTAATAGGGCTTCCTACTACACAGCCATCATTAGGAATAATCATATGACCATAACCAACAGTCATCTTACCAACACCGTCGTTATAAGGCATTGTACGAAAGCCTTCAAAGTGTTTAATTTGTTCAATGCCTTTGTCTGATGTTTTCATAATTAAGGTGTATTGGTTGCAATTAAAAATCCTTCGACTTGAATACCAACGTTTGCGGTACTAGAAGGTGTGTTTGCTTGAAATTGAATATCTGTAGTTGCAGAATAAGGAAAAGGTGCAATTCTGGTTATACCAAAGTTATTTGCAAAAGGTGTAGTAAGAACTGTATTAACAATTCCAGAGGAAGAAAAGGTTTGAACTCTATAAGTACAGTAAGAACTAGATAAGTTACCCACTTGATTTGAGGCAATATTTATTCTTGTTAAATAAAACGTATATCCATTAGGAACTGTATAAATACTCATTTGATTACGACCAGCACCTATTGCAATTACAGCATATTGAGTTGTAGTTAAAGTTGAAGAAGGGCCAATAGCTACAGTTCCTACTGGGTTTACTGTTCCAACAACTATTAAATTTTGTATTCTTAAATAACTAAGAGTAGTAACTTTATGCGTTGTACCTGTTAATGTAATTGTTTCTGAAATAGGATTATAACTGCTATCTAATCCATTAACTAAAATTTGTACCGCAGTATCTGAACTAGAAGAACTCCAAAGATATTGCACAGCAGCTACTGTAGGGTAAGCTGGGTATGCAGTAGCATTTTCCCAAATGGGGATAAAGGTAGTTCCTATAGAGGCTTGATAAGCAAACAAGTCTGCTCTTGTGACCCCAGTTACTAAATTACGAGAAGACTGTAAATAAGTTGGTAATGCAATACTTACTTCATTGTTTGGTTGAAAAACAGCAGGAATAGTAGTTATTGTCATACAGCTTCTCCTCCACTAGCAGTAATTGTAACGGAAGTTGCTGCAGAAGCCTTAACCTGAATAGTATCTCCAGTGTTAAGAATTTGAGTGCCTTGCCATTGAATGGTTTGTTTAGCAGCTATTGGTTGTTGATAAAACAGTGCATTAGATACACCTGCCGTTCCAGCAGACGGTACTAAATACACATCAAATGTAACTCCAGAACCATCTGTGTTAATAATATCAATATCTTTAACAAAAGTGCGAGTAGAAGCTGGAACAGTATACAAAGTTGTAGCCCCTGTAGTCATTACAGTTTGACCTAATTTTATAGGAGTAATATTTTGATATGTCATTTAAAAACTCATCCAAGTTAATACAGCATTAGATTGTAATGCACTAATTTCAGGACTAGATAATGAAGTAAAGTTACCTGTAGAAGGGGTTACATTGCCAATAGGTGTACCGTTGATAGTACCACCAGTGATACCTACACCAGAAGCAGTACCACCAGTGATACCTACACCAGAAGCAGTACCACCAGTGATACCTACACCAGAAGCAGTACCACCAGTGATACCTACACCAGAAGCAGTACCACCAGTGATACCTACACCAGAA